AGGTAAAATTGATAAAAAAATAATCTTATTAACAGGTGTTGTTAAAAGTAATAGAGGTAAAAATGTAATTCATTTTTATGATACTAAATCATCTAATGCTTTTGAATTATTATATTTTGAAGATTTAACTCAATATAAACCAATAGCAGTTGTTTACAAACCAGGAGATATTCGTACATTTAAAGATGGTAATTACCAAATGAATGAATTAGGACAATTTAAAAAAATGAAATAATGGAAAATAATCAAGAAAAAAAACAGTTTTCTTTGGGAAACAAAATGGTTAATTTAATATTCACTGATTTTGAAGGTGATATTGATGTAGATGATTTTCTTAAAATTGACTATGGTAATTTAATAGCTGAATTACTTACTTACCCTGTTATTGTTAATAGATTTGGTATTTTATTAGCTGATATAGAGTCAGAAGTAAAAAAAGGTGAATTTAATGTATCAATAGCTAAAAGTGATTTTGAGGAAGAAAAAGCAAAAATAGAACAGGTAGTATTTAAAATACTTAAAGAAACTATTAATTCTCCAACTGCTCCACAAATAAATGGTGCAGTGATTCAAAGAGAAGATTATAAAGCAGCATTAAAAACATTTAATGATAAAAAATTATCTCAAATTGAATTAGAAGGAAACAAAGCAAAAATCAATTCTTTATATTGGGCTTCTAAAGCAAAATTAGATATTATTACTAAAATGACAGATAAAATATCTCCTTTAGAATTTGAAAAAGAAATTGCAGATGGTACAATTAATGGTATAATGATTAAAGTAAGAGACAAATTAATAAGTTAAAAAAGATTTTTTAAAATTTCTTTGGAAATTTTAAAGATTTTTCGTACCTTTGTCCTGTATTAAAAACGTATAATCATGAAAAAAGTAACAGCACAACAATTACAATTAATTCCTATTTTAGGTATCGTAGTAACTCTACAATTAGCAAAAGTAAATCATCCATCATTTATTGATAAGGATTGGAAATTTGGCTTAAGTAGTTTACTTCATGCAATATCAATTTTAGGTTTAATAATTTTATTAAAGTAAGTATAAATAAGTATAACAATTAAAAAAAGAAAAAAATGCCAAAATTTGACAGAACACAGTTCAAAGCTTCCAACTTAGTTGAAATGAAGCAAGAAGAAGACAGAATCCAATCATTGGTTGGTAACAAAAAAGGTGAAAATGATTTCCTATCATTATCTCCAGGTAATAACATTATTCGTTGGTTTCCTGCTCACCCTGATTCAAAAAAGAATGCATTCTTAATTGCAAAATCAGTATCTTGGATTATGCAAGAAGTTTGGGTAAAAGCTGATAATGAAAAGTTTGAAGTTAAAGAACCAACTCAAGAACAATTTACCAAAGGTGAAGTTAAAAAAATGATTAAAAATAAACCTATTTTTAACTCAAAAGTTCATGGTGGAACTAAAAAAGATTTAATTGAAGAGTATATTGCTTTCACTTCTAAATCATTAAAAGAACAATACCCTGACCAAGCAGTTTTAAAAACTAAACTTGACCCAATTACAAATTGGAAAACAGGTTTAAATCCAAAAACAACATATATTGGATATGGTCAAATTATCAAGATTGATGGTTCAAAAGAATTTGGTAGAATTGAAATTACCTATTCAGTAAAAGAACAACATAATGTAATTTCTAATAATGGTGATGCAAGTGCAGCTATCGTTATGGACCCATTCACAGACCCTGACAAAGGTAAAGCAGTTTGTTTAAAATATGATAAAGGTAATTCTGATGCAAAGAAGATTTATTCTACTACATTATTGTGGCAAAATGATTATACTTTGACTGATGATGAATTAGCTACATTTATGGAGTGCGACTCATTAGAAAAATTATATACAAATTCTTTTAAACGTTCTGATTTTGAAAAACAATTAGCAGGTTTACAATTATTTGATGCAAAAAATGGATACAATACATTCACTCATGATTCATTCTTGGATATAGTTGAAGAAATTGATTCTTATTATCCTGAAGTAGATGCTTCAGCAGAAGAAAATGATTCTGATAGTAGTTCAACAACAACTACAAATGAAGAAACTCCTGCTACTATAGAAACAGCTTTTAATCCAACAAATGTTGTTGAAGAAACAAAAGTCCCTGCTATTGAAGTAAAACAAGAAAATAGCGGATTATCTCGTATTCAACAAATGAAACTTGAAGCAGAGAAAAAAGCAGCAGCAGCAGCTCAAGCTTAATAAATTGTATAAAGCCTACCTTTTTTAAGGTAGGCTTTTATTAAAAAGATAGTAAATGAAGAAAGTAATAGCAGTAATTTCAACAGACCAACATTTAGATTTAGATAATATTTCTACTTGGATTTCATGCATGAAAGAAGGTGATGAATTAGCTATAAAGCATAATGTTCCTTTATTTTTATTAGGTGATTTATTTGAATCTAGAAAAGGTCAAACTCAAGAATTATTAAATGTTGTACATGATTATTTAAAAGAATCAAAAGTACAAAAATATTGTATCCCTGGAAATCATGATAAACAAACTTATGATTCTAAAGATTCTTATTTAGATGCTTTTACTTTTCATCCAAATTTCCATTTAATTAGAGATTATGATGTTGATTCTTTTTTTAGTTCATTTAATTTAGAACAATGTCAATTACATTTTATACCTTATTTTTTAGAAGGACCTTTATATTTAAATTATTTAGATATAGCTAAAAATAGTTTAAGAGAAAATAAAATTAATATTTTATTAACTCACATTTCAATTAATGGAAGTAAAAATAATGATGGTGAATTAATCGTAGGTGGTTTATCAGCAGAATTATTTGAGTGTTTTGATTATACTTATGTAGGTCATTACCATAATAAAGGTAAAATTACACCTAAAATAGAATATATAGGTTCTTTATTCCAACAAAATTTCTCAGAAGATACAAATAAAGGATTTACTTTATTGTATGATGATGGAACAATTTCACAAATAAAATCAACTTTCAAAGAATACCAAACATTAACTATTAATTTAGATATTGTTTCTCAAAAAGAATTGGAAGATTTAACTCAAGAAATACTTAAAGAATCAAAATTTACAAGATATGAATTTGTTGGTACTTATGAAAAATTAAAATCAATAAATCAATCTTATTACAAATCTTTAGGTTTTGATGTTAAAATTAAAAGAGATAAAATTGATAGTGGTATAAAAGAAGCTCAGCTTCATTCTATTACCCAATTCAATAAAACAACAATTGTAACAGAGTTTGAAAAATTCTGTACAGAAAATCAACTAGAATATAACGAAGGAATTAAATATTTAAATCAAAAATTAAACAAATAAAAAATGGCATTTTCAGCAAAATTACAAGGTGTTTTAAAGAGTATTCAATCAACTCAAGGTAAAGATATTATTATTAATTTAATAGATAAACCAAAAGATTATCCTTTATTATGTAGTACACAATCTTTAGGGCTTGATGAAGCTTTAGGTGGTGGATGGGCAAAAGGTAGAATTATTGAAGTATCAGGTCCTGAATCATCAGGTAAAACAACATTATCTCTTCATGCTATTATTAATGTTCAAAAACAAGGTAAAGTAGCAGCTTTTATAGATGTAGAACAAGCATTTGACCATATGTATTTTGAAGCATTGGGTGGTAATTTAACTGATTTAATTTTTATTCAACCCGATAGTGGAGAACAAGCTTTAAATTCTATGGAAATGTTAGCAGAATCAGGTGAAGTAGCTTTAATTGTTCTTGATTCTACAAATGCTTTAGTACCTCAAGCAGAACTTGATGGAGCATCAGGTGATTTAAAAGTTGGTTTAATGGCTAGATTATTAGGACAACATTTAAGAAAAGTAAATATTTCAGTTAAAAATGGTGTTACTTTATTTTATATTTCACAAATTCGCGAGAAAATAGGTATTATGTTTGGAGACCCTAGAGTAATTGGTGTTGGTAATGCCATGAAATTTTATGCTTCTCAACGTGTTATGTTTAGTAAAATGGAAACATTAAAAATTGGTGAAGAAGCTGTTGGAAATAAAACAAAAGCTAAAGTAACAAAAAATAAAGTAGCTCCTCCATTTAAAGAAGCAATTTTTACTATTGTATTTGGTCAAGGTGTATCTCAAGATTCTGAAATAGTAGCAGCTTGTTTAGCTAAAGGAATATTAATTAAAGATACACAAGGTGTAAAAGTTAATTTTGATACTCCAATTTGGAGTAAAGAAAGCGCAATTGAATCAACAGAAACAAAAACGACAGATATTTTAAAAGAGCCAATTTTTACTGAGTTATACTATGAGATTAATCAAAGATTAAATTTAGATTTAGGTAAAATAACACAAGAAGAATTTGATGCTGTTATGAATCCGATTTATGAAACATTTAAAGTACAGAATGAACAATTTGAAGCTTTAAATGAATTAATCACTTTGGCTTCTAATAAATCAAACCATGTATTAGCAATAAATTATTTAATAGATGCATTATGTATTCGTCCATTAGATAAAAAAGCACAGAAAAGATTTAAAGACATGGAAGATAGATTAGAAAAACGTGTTATTAAAGGAGAAGTAATAAATTGGAAAGTTGAATTAACTGATGATACTTCAACAGGACCATATGATTTAGATGTTAAAGAAAAATATACTCACTTTAAAGCACAACTTTCTTAGTTATGTGGAAACCTCTTCAACTAAAAATAGTTAATTTTGGAGCAATTAAATCTGTACATTATAGGTTTGGTAATGGAGAAGCTCGTTTGATTCAAGGAAAAAATGAAGATGATGAAGGACAACAATCAAATGGAGCAGGTAAATCTTTACCATTAGATGCTATTTCAGTATGTTTATTAGGTGAACCATTAAGAAAATTAAGATTAGTTGAATTAATTAGAGATACTTGTGATTATTCTGATTTAGAATTTGATTTATATAATACTCTACAAAATAAGTTTTTTAGAATAAGTATCAAAATTCATTTACTTAAATCTCAAACTATAAATTTATGGATTTGTGATAAAGAAGAAGAACTTGGTAATAAAGAATTTGAATTAAAATTATCAGGAGTAGAAGAAAAGAAAAAACGTATTTTAGAAGAGATAGGTATATCAAAAGAAGATTTATTAAATTATTATTTAGTACATAAAGATACTTATTCATCTTTCTTTTCTTCAAGTGACACAAAGAAAAAAGAAGTAGTTAATAGATTTAGTGGAGGATATTTAATTGATGGAGTTGAAAAAGAAGTTGAATCTGAAATTAAAGAAAATGAAGCTATAATTAAAGCAAAAGAGAATTTAATTCAATTTATTAGTGGTAAACAATCAGTATTAAATGATTCTATCTTAGAATTAGAAACTTTAAATGAAGACGAATTAAAGTTAAAAGATATTGAAGTACAAAATAATTTAATCGCTCGTTCAAATGAAAAAATATTAGGCTATCAAAAAGATAAAGAATTAAAATTAATTGAAATAACAAATAAAACACAATTAGTTCATCCTTTATTAATAGAGATAAATAAATTAAAAGCAAAAATTGAATCATTTGAACAAAAAGATTTTTCAACTGAATTAGCTGAATTAAATGGAGATAGAGATAAATTTGTCAATTTAAGGTTAAAGATTTTGGAGGAAGAAACCAAAATTGAGTTAGAATTAAATGAAACAAATGAATATCTAGTTGAATTAAATAAAAATCTAAAAGGTGTAGTTGGATGCCCTAAATGTAAGCATGAATTTTCAGTAGTTGATAAAGATTTTAATGTAGAGATAGCCAAATCTCAAATACCTGAATTAAATTCATTAATTATTGAAACTAAAGGTACATTAAAAATAATTGAAGATGAAGTAATTACTAATGAAAAAAGAATTGGAGAAATAGATAAACAAAAAGAACAATTTAATAAAATATTAGCTGAGCACAATAAATTAAAAATTGAATTAGGTAATAATTTATCCAAGTTAAATAAAGAGCATAATGATTTAGAAGAATCTATAAATCAATTAAATAATTCTATTTCAACTTCTGAGCTTTCCATTGATAATGGATTAAAATATATTAAAGAAATTGAATTAACTATTTTAGAAATTACAAATAGACAAGCTACAGATAAAACTGCAGAAATAAATTCTAAAAAAATACAAGTAGAAGATTTAACTAAAGAATCAACAACTTTACAAGAGGAAATTGATGTTTTAAAAGAAGCCAATTTTAAAATCAATGCTTGGATTTTTAATTTTAAGAAATTTCGCTCATATTTAAGTAATCAATCAATTAAAACTATTGAAGGTTATACTAATTTATTTTTAACCAAAATTAAATCAAATTTAAGAATAGAGTTAGAGGGATTTAAAATGCTTGCTGATGGTAAATCAATTAGAGAAGAAATTGATATTGCTATTCTAAGAAATGGTTTACATGAAGGTTCATTTGGTAGGTATTCATCAGGAGAAAAAGCTCGTATTATTTTATCTTCTATTATAGCATTACAAACTATTATCAATTCCAATTCAAAATCAGGTGGATTTGGGTATTTAGGGTTAGATGAAATACTTGAAAGTTTAGATGCAATAGGTTTAGAGTCAATTGTAAAAGAATTTGGTGTTTTAGGTCAAAATATTGATATTATAACTCATGGGTATCATAATATAGTGGGTGTACCTGTTATTACAATGTTAAAAAAAGATGGTTTTACTAAAATAATAGAATAATGGAAATAACATTAGAATTTGCTCAAAAAAGAATAAAAGAGCAAAAAGAGTATATTGAAAAAGTAATACAAGAACAAATAGATGGTAAAATAACTATGTCTAGGTCTTTAGAAATATTACCATCAGCATTAGGGCAGTTAAATTATTTTGAAAAAAAACAAGAACTTATCTATCAATTAGAAGCTCAAAATAATGCATTTAAAAAAGCAGCTGAATTATGAAATTAGAAATTGAAGTAAATGTACCCGAAGCAAAAGTAAAAGAAATTTTAAAAGATATTGTAATTTTAATTGATTCAAGAGAAAAAGTAAATCAACATATTACAGATTATTTTACTGCAAATAATATAAAATTTAAAGAGCATAAACTTGAATTTGGTGATTATTCATTTATGGTCCCTGCAAATGAATATTGGCAACAAGATATTTATTTTACTAATCATATTTTAATTGAACGTAAAAATTCATTAGAAGAGTTATCGGGTAACTTTTCAGCCGATAGACTTAGATTAGAAAATGAATTTGCAGCTATTTACGACAAAAAAGTTAAACTTTATGTATTAATAGAAAATGCAACTTTAAATGATATGATTACAGGTAATTATAAAACTGATTACAATAAAAACGCATTTACAGGTTCATTTTTATCATTTCAAGACAGATATAATTTTGTAACTAAATTTATTCCAAATAATAAAACAGGTTTTTTAATTCACAATATTTGTAGATATTACTTTAGAAATTTAATAAAATGAGGATTTGTACTAAATGTAAAGATTCTAAAGAAGATATAGAATTTAATTTTATTAAATCTAAAAACAAACATCAATCATGGTGCAAAGAATGCGTAAATAAAAATAGTTTAAAATATTATAATAATAATAGAGAAACTCAAATCCAAAAAGGAATTAATTATAATACAAATAATTCAGAATTAAGAGCCATTTATAGAAAAGAACACTATAAATTAAATAAAGAATTTATTTCAGAAAGTAGAAAAGAGTATAGAATAAGAACAGGAATAACAACAGGCACAGGTCAATCTAGAGAAGAAAAAATTATAGAGGATTATTTAAAAGAAAATCAAATTAATTATAAAACAGAAAAGTGGTTTGAAGATTGTAGAAGTAATTCAAATAATTTATTATTTTTTGATTTTTTCTTACCTGATTTAAACTTAATTATAGAATACAATGGGCCTCATCATTATATTTCAACAATATTTGGAGAAGAAAAATTTATTTATACTAAATTACATGATGAAATTAAAGAAAAATATTGTATTAAAAAATCAATAAAATTTGAAGTGATAAATTTTATTTTGAAAGAAGAAATTATAAATAAATTAAAACAAATAATATGATAATCTTAGGTATTGACCCAGGAACAACAGAATCTGCATATTTAGTTATGAACTCTCAAACTAAAGAAATTTGTTATTTTAAAAAAGTAAAAAATGAAGAGATTATTAAATTAATCAATGAAACTCATTTTGACATAATTGCTATTGAAGGAATAGTTTCTTATGGAATGCCAATGGGTAATGATACTATACAGACAGTATTTTGGTTAGGAAGATTTTATGAAAATACTATTAAATTTCAACCAAATACAATTTGTTTAATTCTTTCTCGTCAAGATATTAAAATGACTATTTGTAAAACAGTAGCTAAAGTAAATGATGGAAATATTAGACAAGCTTTAATTGATAAATATGGTCCTCAAGGAACAAAACCAAAACCAGGACCACTATATGGTATTGCAGGTGATATTTGGAGTGCATTAGCAGTATGTACTCATATAATTGAATGTAAAAACATAAAAAATCTCTATACAAATTAAAAAAGAATTTTGAAATTCTAGAAACTTTTCGTACATTTGAATTATAAATTAAAAAAACATAAAAATGAAAACATTAGGCTTAATAAAAACTAAAACATTAAATTCTGTAACAATTGAAATAAAAGATAAAGCTTTCATAGATGATATGAAAAGTGGAAGTTTATTAATGTTGGATAGTGATATTAAAAAAGCAGATGAACCTGCATCAGAACAATATGATAAAAATGGTAATGCAGCCCATTATATGACTGACCGTATTAATGATATTGTTAAAATGGAACGTATTTTTGGAACAAAAGCAGCAATGTCTTTTTGTGAATTAACTGAGTTTAAATATCGTATGCGAGTTGGTAAAAAACCAGGTCAACCTATTGAACAAGAATTAATTAAAGCAGGATGGTACAGTAGAATGGCTAAAATTTTACAAGATAAATTAGGAACTAATAAAGAAGTAGTAGAACTTACTCCTGAAGAATGTTCTAATCCAATGGATAAAAAATAAAATTATGAACTCAAATCAAAGCTCTCTAGGTTATGATTCTAATAGTTACCCTACAGGTAAATATAAATCCTTAGATACATTAACTGAAGATATAACTAAGTTAAGACCTGATATATTTTTGGAAGGGAAAGATGCATTTAAAAAATCAATCAAATCTATTGATAATTTATTAGAAAAGTATAAAAATGGCAGAGTATAGAATTAGCTATTCTTTAAGAACTATTGAACCTAATTACCACGAAAAGAACATTAACCTTTATCAAGATAATCCAACTATAAAAGATATAATTGATGAATTAATTGTTCTTAAGCCCAAATTAGAGAAAAGCAGAAATATTATACAAATCCTATCTTCAACAAAAATAGAAAACTAATGAATAATTTTATTGATTTACTTACTAATGAAGAATTTTATATTCATAATTATTCTTCTTCAAACGGTAAATATTTTTATCCTAAAACAAAAAGAGAATTAATAAATCCAAATAATGGTAATTTATTATCTCCAATAACCCCAAAATGGGAAGGTGATATGCCAAATATAAATAAATTTGCATCTTTATCTTTACAAGATAAACAAAAATCATTAAGACAAAGAAGTCAAGAACATTCAAAAACTCTTATACCAAATAAACATGACATTTAACGAACAAAATGAAGCAAACTTTGAACAGCATTTTGCTAAATTAGAGCACATGGCTTTAATTTCAGATATGCCTATTATTTTAGCTTTAGGTAAAATATTTTTAATTAGAGCTTTTAGGGATGCTGATAATATTCAATCAAAACATTCATTAACAGGTTATGATATTACTTCCTTAATGATTAATGCATCAATTTTACCTGAAGATAAAATCTTAGTTCAAAAGATTGAAAAAATGACCTTGTCAAAGATTGATTTTTCTAAAGAATTTACATTTATTTTCTTTAGATTAAAATAGATGATAGGTAAGTCCCACAATTTTATAGTAAAAGTACCTGAAGGAATGATTAAACAATCAAATTCTAATGGTACAACTCATCTTATTAAATTGTGGTATAACTTAAAATCAAATAAAAACTCAGGGCATTATATTACATTAAAAGAAATACAAGATTGTACAAATGAATCGTTTTCTTCAATATATAAGAAGATTACAAAAATGATTGAATTAAAATGGATAAATAAGGATAGTAATGGATTTAAATTAATATCATACGATAAATTATTTAAGTTACTTGGCTATAATATGGCTATAAAAAAATGTAAAAAAGGATTTAGAGCAGGAACGTTTAAAATATTTAAAATAGCAATACAAAATTTTCTAGAAAACATATATATAGAAGAAATTAAACTTAATTTCCAAAAACAGAAGTACAGAGTAAGAAAAAAATTAACACAGAAGAGGGTAAAAGTGGATACCACAAATAGGGTTAATAAAGACATTACTTTATCTGTCAGAGGAGTTAGTAGAATTTTAGGCTATAAATCGGCATCAACAGGATATAAAATCGAAAAACAATTAGAAAAATCTAAACTAGTTACTATTATAAGAAGACCTATCTTATATAACTATTCTTTACCAAATTTACTTATTATTTAATTTTCTTACAAAGAACGAACATTTCCCCATGGAATCAAACACTCTACACCCTAACAACACCTCTAACACCGTTGAAATATGGACCGATGGTTCATGCAATTGGAAAAACAGAAGGGGTGGTATTGGAATATATATGAAACAAGGCCCAAACACCCTTGAATATTTTGAAGGTTTCAAAAACACTTCAATAGGACGTATGGAACTTGCTGCAATATTAATAGCATTAAAACAAATTAAAAACACTAACCACACTTTTATATTATATTGTGACTCACAATATGCAATAAATTGCATGAATACATGGATTGACTCATGGTCTGATTTCCAATTTGTTGGAAAAAAGAATGACGATTTATTAAGAGAACTTCAAATAATCAAAAAACAATTTAAAAAAATAACATTTTGTTGGGTTCGTGGACACAACAAAAACGAAGGAAATGAATTTGCTGACCTCTTAGCAAATAAAGGCTATAATATGCCTGAAGAAAATCAAATAGAAGATTTTTCAACAACAAATATAAGTAACTACATTTTAAAGTAAATTATATAATTATATTAAAAGAAAGAAAAAAGATTTTTAAAGAAATTTTAAAAAATTTTTGGA